CGAAGGTCAGCAGCTGGCTGAGCGCAACTACCCAGACGACAATGGGCGAGATGTTCAAGACTTGGCCCTCCATCACCGCGCGCCCGCCCATTTGCCGACCATATCCTTGATCGTGTGCCCGCCCATGTAGAGCCCGAAGTACAGCCCGGAGAGCTGCATCAGCTGTTCGAACGGCATGGGCGGGAGAGCGATCTTGAGGGAGGCGTTCAGCACATGCAGTACGATCACGTTCCAGATCCACAGCAGGCCAATCAGATACATGCCGCCGGGCCGCCAGGCCCGAGCCCAAAGCGGCTCACCAGCTTCGGCTGCAAGCGCCTGCTGCTGCAGCTCGACCTCGGCCGCATAGAGCGCGATCAGCTCGGGGGTGCGCGCCTCGACGGAGCGCATAGCGTCAATCACGACGGGCGGCTGATCGATCGCCGCCTGCTCGAGCTGATCGACAGGCACACCAACCTGGGCCGCGATCTCTCCAAGCACCTGGCCCGCGAGCTGGCCGGCCCCATCGCCCAAACGCTGGCCGATGATCCGCTCGATGATCTTGATGCCGGCCGATCCGGCAAGTGATGCAAGGGCGCTCATTAGAAACTCCGCAGGAAGGCCGCGGCTTTCGGCGCGCGGGCATTGATTTTGGCAGCGATGACATCGCGGCGGCGCCAGGCGATCCAGACGACCACGGCAACGGCCGCGACAGCGACCACGGCGCCCAGATGCGGGACGCCTGCGATCTGCTCGATCAGATCCGATTGCGGGGCTGCGGCGGCGCCACCCGCTCCGACGACGGCACCCGCCTTGGCCTCGGCGGCTGCATCGATGCGGCGTTGCAAGGTCGACAGAGTCGCGCGCCCGATGATGCCATCGGCGGTCAGACCATGCTCGATCTGGAAGCGGCGGATCTCGGCGGCGGAGACGGCGGTCGCATCGGCGCCGACGTTGTAGCCAAGCGACATCAGTTCGACGAGCACGGCAGATTTTTCATCGGCGCTGAGCGGGAGCGTCCAGCGAGCAAGGTTTACTGACGGCCGCGAGGTTTTCGGCGCGGCATATTTGCCGTCAAAGAGCATCTCCAGCTCACGCTCGCGGCGCTTCACCAAGCCCGGCAGAACCTTGCCGCCGCCCTTGTTCCAGAGTTTGAACTTCGCAGAGATCGCGGCTTGGGTGGCCTTGCCCCGCCACAGCTTCACCCAGCTCGCCCGCCCGATCGCGCCGGTGTTGAAGTGGAACGATACGCCCGCGTCGAACTCGTGCTGCGCGGCGCCCGGCATGGCCCCGGTCACCGACGGCTCGTAGTTTCGGGAGAGCGCGGTGGAGAGCATGGCGCGCGCGCGGGCCGCCGTAATCACCATGCCCGGCCCAACCTTGCCGACGCCGGCCGCACTGGTGATCCCGGCACCGATCGTCCATTTGCCCGCCGGGCAGCGATAGGCGCGCAAGACAACGCCCTCTTCATGTTCGAGGGCCGCAATGCCATCGGGCGAGGTCTGCATTTACAATCTCCGGAAGAATGCCTTTCCGGGAAAGTCGCAAATCAGAGGCACCGCATCGCCCTTGAACGCATTCGGGGCTGCCCATGGCAGCCCCGTTCTAATCATCTGTCGCGATGCGGCTCACTATCGCCGCAGTGGCTACTCCCTGTCAAACGGGAGTTTCATCTGCGCCGCATCAGTCTCAGCCTCCAGTTCGGCGCGGTAATTAGAAACCGTGCGCGTATGCAGTCCAAAGTCTAGCGCAACCTGCTGAAGTGAGGCTCCACTTCGCAGAGCCTCCATCGCCGCCGCCTTGGTCTCCGCCTGAATGCGCCGCATACCACGAATTGATCCGCACGGCAGTGTCAGCTTGCCTGGCCCGATCTCACGAATGATGGCTTCTGCAGCTTCGACCCCCACGACTTGTGCCAATGACGATCCCCGCGCCTTGACTGGGATCGAGATTTGACAGCCCCCCCACCGGCGTAGCAGATCGACTGTGCGCTCTGCGCCGATCAGCGCTTCAATTTCGCCTGCAACTCCCGGGAAAACGGTCATTCGTCATCCCTCCGCTCGTGCATACGCGGGCGGCTCCCGAAGCGCAGACTGGGCCTGCACTGCGGATGGATCGTTACGACACGCCCAGCTTCGATGCGATATGTGAAACCATCTGTGCGGACCGCCGAGGCCCCCAGCTCGTGCCCCCGCGCCACCACCTGCGCGATCTCGCGGCGCAAAGCCTCGACATCGACGCCCTTAACCCGCTCGAGATAGCGGATCAGCGCGTGGTCGGTGATACGAACAGGCTTTACCATCAGTTCAGCTCGATCCCATCCCGGGCACACCAATCCTTCAGGGCCTGCACGACATCATCGATTTCAGACCACTCCGTCATCGCATCGATATCGATCGGCACGTGTCCCCACGTCTTTTCGAACCGGGCGCGAATGAACGCGTTCAGTCCCTTGGGACCAGCCACCTTTGCCGAACCAGCTTCGACAAGAAGCCGCCACATCACGTGGCAAAACCGCACGTCGGCACGCTTGGCCGCAGGGCGACGACCTTGGGCGTCCGCCCGAAAGCCCATGCGCTTCATCTCGGTCGCGACCGCCCGCAATTCGTTCTCGGTCATGTCCGCCATCGAGGCCTTGCCGACGATCCGCAGTTGCAAATCGTGGCGCGTGGCGCTGTCGAGGCCCAGTTGCTTTGCCCCAACATGGATCAGGCGTTGGAGATTGCGGCGGGTCATGCCGCGTCCTCCGCAGTCTCGTAGGCGCGCTTGAGCTGATCAGCGAATGAAACGAGCCCGTAGACGTCCTCTTCTGCCATCATCCCGGCTATTTGTTGCGGGTCCACTTGCATCAGGAAACAGCTGATGACAGCTACCGCGAACTCGTCATCCTGCGCCATTCCTTCCGCGACATCGTTCTCACTGATCGAGATTGGAACTGACATGAAATAGCTCATCGTGTTCTCCTCACGCCTTCGCCAGATCGATGGTGACCGTCTGCCATGCAGCGTCGAAGGCCTCGCGCATCGAGAAGCGCATGTAGGTCTTCGACCCGATCACCCGGATCGCATCGCGGATCGCGCGCATGGCCTCCTGCCAGCGCGCATCATCGATCTCGAGCCGCAGCAGCATGAAAATTTCCGAGCGATTGATCTGGCCTTCCTTGTCAGTGTTGAAGGCGCGGGTCACGATCGCGCGGATCTCCGGACGACTGTCGGCCGACCATTCGTTCAGACATTCATCGACCAAGCCCTTGGCGATCTGCAGCTCGGGTCCAAAGGTCATCAACTCCGAGACGCGGATCTCGATCTTGAAGAGCGCGTCGTGGGTCATATAGGTCTTGTTGCCCTTCGCGCCGCCGACCTTGAGGCCGTATTCCTGCGCGAGCAGGGCATCGAGTTCACCGAGATCGTCGAAGGTGTGCCCCTTGAAGCGGGCGAGCTGCTCGCTGAGCGCCAGCGCAAAACCAAAGATCTTGCGCACTTGCTCGTCGATCAGCTTGTCGGTGGGCTTGATCAACTCGACGGGCTTCAGGCCACCCTTGGCATCTTGCATGTAAGGCTTGCCGTCGATTTCCGTGATGCCGCTCGGAACCGCGGTGGGGGTAAAGTCAGACATTCTGAGGCTCCTTTTTTTGGGCACCTGCCCGAGTGGAAATGAACATTGGTGGGTGCGGCTGCGCGCCCGGATAGATCGGAACGAGGCCCATAACAGCGAGCAGGCCAGCCATTGCCTCGATCTCTTCGAAGGAGACGAGGGTGACACCCCGCGGACCGTGGCGATCGACCTTGCCCAGTCCCCGCGCCGCACGGGTCATCAATTCGTCATTGGTCAATCGTTCAGACATCGTCTGCCTCCTCCGTCAGGCGTGCAGGCCAGTCTGCGCCGGCCTCGATCGAGAACCGTGCCTCGACACAGTTCTCAGTTGTGCAATGGATGGCGGCGCCGCCCTGCCAGCGCGCGTAATGCAACTGCCCACGGCAGTTTGGACAGGTGATCGTGCCCTTCGACTCGAGGCGCAGAGGCGCTGGCAGCGCGGCCACCGCAGTAGACAGGCGCATGACACAGCCCCGGTAGAACGCATCCCATGCAGCATGTTCGGCGGCCGTGTATTCCTCGCGCTGCGAGCACCCACCGCGCGGCAGGCCACCATGCGGCATGCACATCTGGGAGCTACCCGGATGCGACAGGTCGATCCCGCGGGCGCAGCACGGGCCACGCCCGGACGACAGATGTGTGATCGAGTAGCTGTAGTGACGGCAATGCTCGGTGGCACGCAGCGGGCGGGTAAAACGGTTCTCAGCCATGGTCGCCACCCCCCATGACCTGCAGGGCAGCCATGCGCGCCTCCGCATCGGTAAGCTCTGCGCTCGACAGGATCGAGGCGGCCGTCAGCAGGCACAGACCGAGACGCTCGACATCACGACGCTCGGGCAACGGGTCTGCAATCACCCGCCGCGCCAGCGCCAGTGACGCGCCGGACGGCTGACCGGCGGCTTCGGCATAGGTGTCGATAAACCGCTCCAGTGCCTCGATATGCGCGGCGTAGTCAGGATCTGCCACGATCCGTGCGGCGACCTTTTCGAGCGAGTTCTTAACCGTGGTCTGGTCGCGACCGCCCACTGCTCGCCCGATCATTGCCAGGCTGAGATTGGTCTGCTGGCGCAGCATGAACATCAGCTCGTGGCGGGGCCAGACGATCTGCGCCACTCGCGTCTGCTCCATCAGCGCAGTCGGTGTGAGCTTGTAATAGGCGCAGACCGCCTTGATGACGAAAGACGTGTCCATCAGGTGTCTCCTTCTTTGCGGTTGCGCGGGCACGAAGAGCAGGCGCGATACATCCGCACCCGCAGGCTGTTCACGTTGACAAAGCGCCTCGCCTTTTCACGCCAGTGCCGGCACTCGTTCGCCGGCAACTGTCCAAGGG